TTTTAGCATAAATATTTGATAGGATAACACATGCCAACATATATCGGATTTTCAACTATAAACGCCAACAAACCTAAAACAAAAACTACAGTTGCAGGGATTGATGGAGGTGTAGGTGGTATATTACAGCCCATCAATCTAGGTAAAAAATTTAGATTGGTTGATGCCCCATTGATTTTACAAGACTTTGTGAATTCATTGAACATTAGAAAAGGTGAAATGGTTGGCAATCCGTCATATGGAACAACGATTTGGGACTTTATATTTGAACCAAACACACTTAGCGTACAACAAGACCTTCAGACTGAGATTGAAAGAGTTGCATCGTTAGATCCTAGACTCATTCTAAATACAGTAAACGCATATCCACAAGAAAACGGCATTCTAATCGAAATAGAAGTAGCTGTAAAACCGTTCAACCAAGCTCAATTTGTCAAAGTCTTTTTTGACAATTTAACTAATCAAGCAACCCTAGCGTAAGCAAAAAACCCGTGTTTTCAGGTATGATAAATACTTAAAAGAGAACACCTATGGCAACAAGTTCAAGACAAACAGCACTATTTGGGGTGAATGACTGGCAAGCAATTTACCAGACATTCCGTGAAGCAGACTTCAAAAGCTATGATTATGAGACCCTACGTAAGAGTTTCATAGATTATCTACGAGCATATTATCCTGAGACATTCAATGACTACATTGATAGTTCAGAATTCGTAGCATTGATGGATATGATAGCATTCATGGGTCAAGGCATTGCGTTCCGCAACGACTTGAACACCCGTGAAAATTTCATTGATACTGCTGAACGCCGAGATTCGGTCATTAAACTAGCCAACTTAGTTAGTTACAATCCTAAACGTAACATAGCAGGTCAAGGTTACATTAAAGTCGTGGGTATTAGTACGACTGAACAATTGTTCGACTTAAATGGTTTAAATCTATCAAACCAAACAATTTTATGGAATGATCCAGCAAATGCTAATTGGTTAGAACAGTTCAATACTATTGTAAACGCAACGCTTATCAACAGTCAACGCATTGGCCGTCCTGGAAACTCAGCAGAATTAGTGGGTGTAAAGACTGACGAATATGCAATCAATATTCCAACAAACAGCTTGCCAATTGTTCCGTTCACAACAACAGTTGATACTATTGACATGCCATTTGAATTAGTATCAGCGACAAGTGTAAATGAAGATTACGTGTACGAAATACCACCTGCACCTACAGGTAAGTTCAATATGTTATATCGTAACGACAAGTTAGGTTACGGTAGCCCAAACACAGGGTTCTTTTTCTATTTCAAACAAGGCGCATTACAATCTTACGATTTTAACTTAGCACAACAAATTTCTAACCAAGTTGTAAACATTGACATTCAAGGTATCAATAATACAGACACATGGCTATATCAAATAAACACCAGCAATGGTAGTCTTGGCTTGTGGAAACAAGTTGAGAGTGTTTATGCCAACGCATCATTAAGTACAGAAACAAGCAACAAAAAAGTATTCTCAGTAATTTCTCGCTTTAACGACCAAGTTAGTTATGCATTTGGTGATGGTGTTTTCTCAGAAGCACCTGTGGGAACATTCAGAGCATATGTTCGTGCAGGCAATGCACTATCATATACTATTGACCCAATTGAAATGCAAGGCATTTCAATTACTATTCAGTATATTAGCAGATCAGGTAGAACAGAGGCACTTACACTAGCACTAGACCTACAGTTACCCGTATCAACAGCACAATCAAGAGAAACATTAGCAGATATTAAATTACGTGCTCCTGCTCGTTATTATACACAGAATAGAATGGTAAACGGCGAAGATTACAATAACTTCCCATATACATTATACAGTTCAATTATTAAGAGCAAAGCTATCAACCGCAGTTCTGTTGGTGTGTCTAAAAACTTAGACTTGTTAGACCCAACTGGAAAATACTCAAGTACAAATTCATTTGGCGATGATGGTGGTTTATATCAAAACTCTGACAATCAATATCTATCATTAACTATCAACAACACTGGCGACATTATCAAGTTTCTAACAGATTCTTTGGCGGCGGTGTTAGATGACATTAGAGCAAATCAATATTATCTACAAAATTATCCTCGTTACGACATTAATACAGCATCAGGCGATGGCACTGTTTATTGGAGTACTAGCACGGTAAACGGTAATAATGTTACAGGTTATATGTACAACGTTTCTGGTTCAGCAAACGTGCCAATCGCAGTAGGACCATATTCAACACATAATGCAAAGTATATCACTAAAGGAGCACTTGTAAAAGTATCTGCACCAGGTGGTTATTATTTTGATGACAACTATCGTTTAATTAGTGGTATTCCAACACCATCAAATACTACATTTTATTGGACTACTGTTCTAAATGTGATTGGTGATGGTTATAATAACGGTGAAGGTAACTTCAGTAATGGTATTGGTCCAATTACATTTAATGGATATATTCCTTCAGGCGCATTGATAACACAAGTTATACCATCATTTAGTAATACACTACCTTCTACTGTATTACAAGAATGCAGAACACGTATGGAATTAAATCAAAGTTTTTCATTGTTGTTCGATAACTCGTTGACGATTGCACAGGATCGTTGGTCTATCGACCGTTACAACACTACTGGATGGTTTGTTAACTTTGAAAGTTTAGGCAACAATCGTTATAGCGTAGCATATCGCTCATTGCGCTATTACTTTGGTAGTGTAGCAGATACTCGTTTCTGGTTTGAAACAGGCAAATTAGTGTATGATCCTGTAACTGGTAAGATCCTATCAGACAATGTAAAGATGTTAGCTACTAACACTCAACCCTCATCTAACTATCCATTAGCAAAACCTGTACAGGTCAGTGTTGTTGGACAGACAGTTGAATCTGATGGTTATGTAAATGACTTTGAAGTTGAAGTTTCAAGTATCGATGTGAATAACCGATCAATTATTTTAGACCCAGATTTCTTCAATACAGTAACTGGCTATCAAACTGATACTGCAAACACGGGTGTTTATGCGTTCTTTGAATTAGTTCAAGATGCAGTCAACTTGTCACGTTATCAACTGATAGATACAGCATCTGTTGTGTATCAATATACCACAAATTCAACTATAGAAGTTGTTAAGTATGAGTATCCTTTAGGTCAATTGTTCTACGCATACGCTGAGAACAAGTTTTACAAAACAGTGCAAGACAATACAGTGACAACTCCATACTATCTATTAGTAGAGCAACCACAATACTTGATGCAATATGGTCGTCAAGGATTGCAGTTCCAGTATCGTCACAACAGTAATAACACTACACGTATTGATCCTGCAACTACTAACATTATTGATATGTATTTGGTTACACAAGCGTACTATACTGCATATCAAAATTGGATTCAAGATACTACTGGTACAGTGCCAATGCCAAGCATTCCAACAATTGGTGAATTGCAACAATCATATGGTGGCATTGACGATTACAAGATGTTAACTGACAGTGTTGTATTGAATAGTGTACGCTTTGTTCCTCTATTTGGTTCAAAGGCTGCACCTCAATTACAAGGTACAGTTAAAGTTATTAAATCACAGTCAACAAATGCAAGTGATAGCGAAATTCGTAGTGCAGTTCTTTCTGCAATGAATAGCTATTTCAACATTAACAACTGGAGCTTTGGTGATACGTTCTATTTCTCTGAACTAAGTGCATATCTACACGCTTCATTGAAAGACTTGATTAGCTCAGTGGTGTTAGTACCAAACGATCCTACAATGAACTTTGGTGACTTGTATGAAATTAAATCTGCACCATTCGAAATTTTTGTTAACGGCGCAACAGCAAACGATGTGGTTGTTATTGCGGCTTTAACACCAGCACAGTTACAAATAAGATAAGTACTATATAACAACAGAGAGTTATAATGGCAACAAGAATTAGAACACTAAATTTTTTACCTGAAGTTTTTCAGACTCCTACTAACGCACAATTCTTAGGTGCGACACTAGATCAAATCGTAGATCAACCAAATACGATGCAGATTCAGGGATATATTGGTAGTAAGTTTGGTTATGGTATAAATGCTAACGACAAATACGTAGTCGAACCAACTAAAGTTAGAACAGACTATCAATTAGATCCAGGTGTTGTATTCACAAAGACTAATTCTTCTGTTGCAACAGATTTTATTTCTTATCCAGGTATCACTGATGCACTTAAATTAAACGGTGGTATCACTAATAACAACGACAGACTATTCAACAGTCAGTTCTATTCATGGGACCCGTTTGTTAACTTAGACATGTTGATTAACTTCAACCAATACTACTGGTTACCTGAAGGTGCACCTGCAGTTACAGTTGCTACAGATATCATTTATAACATCGCTAATTACACTATTACTGATGCGGCAAATGGATATGACGTTTCAAGTGACGTAAACCCAGCAGGTTCAACAAACCCAACACTAACATTGATTCGTGGCGGTACATATACATTCAGTGTAAATCAAAACAGTCAGTTCTGGATTCAAGGTAAACCTGGTGTTACTGGATACAATCCACAACAACCAAATCAATACACACGTGACATTTTAGGTGTTGATAATAATGGTACTGAAGCAGGCGTTGTTACGTTTACTGTACCTTTTAAAGACGCACAAGATCAATATAATTTCCCTGGCAACAATTTAGTCGATGTTGTTTCATCTATACCATTCGCTAATGTTAATGGTCAACGTCTAAACGCACTAGGCGGTATCGACGGTGTTACTGCGTTGAATGGCAGAACAGTCATGTTCTACAACACAGGTATTGCTAACGAGCAAGGATATGTGTCTGAGTTTTACGGTGAAACTCCGTTTGACACTAACGGAAACATCATTGACACACAAACAATAACTGTAACTGGTACAGCTAGTTCAGGAAATGTAATCACATGCAACTCTACTGCAGGATTGAATGTTAATCAAACAATCACTTTCAGTGGAACTTCTGTGGGTGGCTTAGTATCATATGATAGTTCATATGCGTCTGGTGGCTCATTTATTCCTGGAACACAATACACTATCGTTTCTTTAGGAACTACTGATTGGAATGCGGCAGGTTTTGTTGGTACACCTACTGTAGGTGGAACATTTGTTGCAACAAATGCTGGATCTGGCACAGGTGTAGTCAGTGTATACCAACTTGATATCTATTATGTTAGTAGCATCATTGATGAAACTAGTTTCACTGTGTCTCAATTCTTAAATGGTCCTACTTTTACAGTCTATGATGATGTAGGCTCAATGACTGGTTACACAAATCAAGGTTTGTATGAAGGTGGTTACTTCACAGATGTAAACTCATTGTTCTATGAAATTACACTTGTAGGTCCAGCAAATGACCCAGTCATTCAGCTTACACCGTCTTCATTGATTCCTACAAATCAAAAGATTACTGCTGTTTATGGTAAACAATATGGTACGTTGGATTTTTATAGAACAGTTCAGGGATTTATTAATGAAATACCATACCTAAGTTCACTCTTGGACACATTGTATTATCAAGATGGAACAACTTCTGATAAAGTAGGTATTATTAAGATTATCGAAAGCAACTACACTAATCAAATCAACGTTGCAGAAGATATTCTAGGTAAAAAGACATATACTGCGCCTAATGGTGTAGTGTTTACTAATGGTTTAAAAGTTACCTTCGCAGGAGACATTTACCCAGCATCTTATAAAACAAGTGAATATTATGTGCAAGGTGTTGGTACAGCGATTACGTTGATTAACGTAATTGATATGGTCGTACCTGAGCCATTCACTTCTAGTGAATACTCACCATACGATACATTCCCATATGATTCAACAAATTATGATGTAACATTATACATCCCTGTATACCAAGATTACATCACAATTGCTCGTAACAGCCTTGATAAGAATCCATGGAGCCGTAGTAACCGTTGGTTCCACATTGATGTTATTAATGCTACTGCTAGTTATTTAAATAACCCTTCTATTGCAACAACATACGCAAAGCAAGAAAACAAAGCAAAGCGTCCAATTATCGAATTTTATCCAAACTTAAAATTGTTTGATAATTGTATCTCTAGCAAAAATCCAGTAGATTTTGTTGACAATAGAACCACAAATGCATTTGATGAAGTAGCAGGTCAAACTGTTTATTATCCTGATGTTGAGACATACACAACTGCTGATGCAACATTAAATGGAATCTCATCTGCACATGAAACTACTTTGACATTACCAGCGTCTTCAGTAAGTGGTTCATTCCAAGTAGGACAGTTTATTACTGACTCATCTGGATTGTTACCTTCAGATGCACAAATAACAGAAATAAGTGGTTCAACTACACTAACAATTTCTATTGCGTGGAACGTTGATAATGATATTACGTTTGCAACTCAAACAAACATTTCTGTTGTTGCTAATGACACACAAAATGATAACTATGCACTATTTGATGGTGCTACGATTGTGTTCTCACAAGACACAGACCTTGAAGTAAGAAATAAAATATACATCTCACGCTTTAGCTCAGTTGATAGTGGAACACCAATCATTACGTTAACTGAAATTGAAAACGGTAATGTATTACCAAGTGAAGGTACCTTTGCGTTCAAAGGCTTTAACAATAAAGGCAAAGATTTCTATTTTGATGGTGTGTATTGGAACCTTTCACAGCAAAAGACTACTATCAATCAAGCACCACTTTTCGATATCTTTGATAAAGATGGTGTAAGTTTTGGTGATAGTTCTGTATACGTTGGTACATCATTCAAAGGAAACAAATTATTCAGTTATGGAATTGGAACTGGCATAGTTGATACTGTATTAGGATTCCCATTGCGTTATAGTGCTGTAAGCAACGTAGGTGATATCAGTTTTGATGTTCCATTGAACTCTGCTACATTCAATTATGTTCGTGGTACAACTCCAGTAACAGAAAACGTAAACACTGGTTATGTATATAATTATAGCGACATAACTACATATGATCGAGCAATTGGATGGCAAACAGCAGTAGCACCTAGCGCACAATATCAGTTGTTTAGCTTTGATTATATTGCAACAAACCCAAGAACAACTTATGTGTGTGATATTGCGGCGTCAACAGATACTGTGTGGCCAAATGTTCAAGTTTATGTGAACAACGTATTACAATCAAAAGATTCATATACAGTTGCTATTGGTACAGATCAAACAGTTATCAATTTCTCATTAAACTCTGTAGTTGATACACAAGTTGAAATTGCAATATTAAGCGACCAAGTTAGTGAGACTGCTTATTATCAAATTCCTATAAACTTATCTAATAACCCACTAAATGCAAACGTTACTACAGCAAACGTGGGTGATATTCGTGGACAGTATCAAAGTATTTTCTATAATAATCCAGATACAACAGGTACAGTGTTTGGTGCAAACAACTACCGTGACTTAGGTAATCTTGTTCCATGGGGTACTAAGATTATACAAAACAGTGCAAGTTTAGTATTGCCAGGTGCATTCTTGCGTCAACCTGCACACAATCTACTTGATTCTCTAAAGTTCAACAGTCAGCAATACATTACATTTAAGACTTTACTTGCCGACACTATCTATAATACAGAATACACATCTCATCTAAGTCCAGCAGAGTTGTTGGATGACGCTTTAGATCAAATCACTGCAAGTAAAGTAGAAAGCGCACCATTCTTCTGGTCTGACATGCTACCAAGCAAGTCAGCATTTGTGACAAATACCTACACATTTGCAAACTCACTTGATATAAGTAGATATCCATTAGTAAGAATATACGACTTTACTAAAGCAAATTATTATGGTGTACTAGTATATCTAACACGTACAATTGCAAATGTAACAACAACAGAGCAATTGATTATTAATCAAGACTATACAATTAGTCCTGATAGTCCGTCATTAACAATTACTAAAGACTTGTTGCCTAATGACGTAGTTACAATCAAAGAATACAATCAGACATATGGATCTTATGTACCAAATACACCTACTAAGCTAGGTATGTATCCGTCATTTGTTCCTAATGTTGTATATGATACAAACTACATTCAACCTACATATTTTATTCTAGGACATGATGGTTCATACAACAGATTGTATGGAGAATATATTGATGGTGAACTAACTGATTTGCGTGATAGAGCATTGTTAGAATACGAAAAGCGTGTGTATAACAATTTGAAGTTGAGCAACGTGGTCCCAATAAGAGACTATGATGTTATTCCAGGTTTCTTTAGAACAACAGACTATTCATTTGAAGAAGTATTAGAAATTTATTCTAAGAACTTCTTAAATTGGGTAGGTCAGAACCGCATCGATTACAAAAAACAACTTTATGTCAATGGTAATCAGTTTACTTACAATTACAGCAGATCATCTAACAAGCTAACAAACGCACAGATGCTACAAGGCAACTGGAGAGGTATATACCAATATTATTATGACACCGCTGAGCCAAATGTTTCTCCTTGGGAAATGATTGGATTTAGCGAGATGCCAAGCTGGTGGACTAGTCGTTACGGATCAGCACCATACACAAGTGATAACTTAGTGTTATGGGGTGACTTGGCTGCAGGTATTAATTGGAATAATGGTAACCCTGTAGTATTGCCACAATTTGTTAGACCTGAGTTGTTAAAAGTATTACCAGTTGATAGTGAAGGTAATTTAGTTTCTCCATTCATCTCTGTTGTTGGCAACTATGATTCGTTGACATTTAGAAATGATTGGAAAGTAGGTGATGTTGGACCTGCAGAATATTCATATCGTAAGAGTAGTACATGGCCTTTTGACTTGATGAAGTTGTTAGCGTTAACAAAACCTGCAGAGTTCTATAACCTTAATGTTGACATTGACAACTACAAATATAACAGCGAATTTAATCAGTATTTGGTAAATGATCGCAGTCACTTGAACATCACTGATATTCAAGTGTATGGTTCTGGCATTGCTAAAACAAGCTATATTAACTGGATTGTAGATTACGAAAAACAAACTGGTATAGACGCTACACAAAACATCACAGATTTGTTAGACCGTTTAGATGTCCGTTTAGTATATCGTCTTGCAGGGTTCTCTGATAAATCTCTATTGAATTTCTATGTAGAAAAAGGCACGCCTAATAGCCGCAATGCTAGCTTATTAATACCTAATGAAAGCTATGCAGTTCTGTTATATGATAACATTCCATTCGACCGTATCATATTCAGTAGCGTCATTGTTCAGAATGTAGGTGATGGATGGACTGTTTACGGTAACTCACAAACTAATGCATACTTCACTGTTTCAGTGCCTAAGATTAACGGAAATTATAATAAGATTACTATTGAAACTGCATCAGTTCAATTAGCAAATGATTACTACAATAAAACTGTTGATATTCCTTATGGAACTAAGTTTTACTCTACACAAGAAGTTGCACAGTTCTTAGCAAGTTACGGACACGCATTGGCTCAACAAGGTGTGCTATTTGACCAAATCGAATCTGGTCTAGAACTATCTTGGAGTCAAATGGCTGCGGAATTCTTGTATTGGTCATTGAGTGGATGGGAATTAGGTAGTATTATTAACTTGAACCCTGCCGCCAATATAGCAACAATTAATAAAGAGGGACAAGTTGTTCAGCCACTGACACTACAAAATCAAAACTTTGTATTGAACCAAAACTTGTATCCAATTCAAAACGTTGATATCTCTGTAGTACGTGATGGAACTTTCTTTAGTGTTAAACCATTGAACGAAGGTGACACTATTGCTTATGGTCAGTTCAACATTGGTAATTTTGAACATGGTATTGTTTTTGACAACGTTACGTTGTTCAATGATGTGATTTACAACTTGACTACAGGTCTACGCCAGAATCGTATTATGGTTCGTGGTGTAAAAACTGCTGATTGGAACGGTACAATTGATGCACAAGGATTCATCTTAAATCAAGATAACATTATTGAGTGGAATCCTATTACCAAATATACAAAAGGTTCTATTGTTCTGTACAAGAACAAATATTGGGTAGCAACTAAGATCATCGAACCAAATATGACGTTCGATACCACTGCTTGGAAAGAAACAGATTATAACGAGATTCAAGTTGGTTTGTTGCCTAACGGTTCAACACGTTCATATGAATCTACTTTATTCTATGATACAAACAAAGCTAACTTAGATTATGACAGCGACTTATTAAGCTGGTCATTGATTGGTTATCGCCCACGTGATTATCTTGCTCTTGCTGATTTGACAGACATTACACAAATTAACGTGTACAAGAACATGATTAAAGAAAAAGGTACACGTGTAGCCGCAAATGCGTTTAAGGGATTGACATTGCCACAAGGTGGCATTGACTATGATATCTATGACAACTGGGCAATCAAGACAGGTGAATTCGGTGGTGTATTAGACAGTAACTTTGTTGATTTCAGATTAAATCAAAACGAGTTAACTGGTAATCCAAGCATCGTGGGATTAACTAATGGAGTCTACACTGACGGAGTACAGCAAGAAGTTCCATTGTACAACATCTTCAATTATGGTAGACCTATTCAAAGTCCAAATGTCATGCCAACATTGCCACCTGACACGCCAAATAAAACATACCCTGATGCAGGTTATGTTAACTTTGATGATGTTAAAGTCTATTCATACTATTTCAATGGATTGAACACTGCAACCCCTACACTAGATAGTCTATATGTAGGAGAATATGCATGGTTAGCAGACTACAATGGTTCATGGAGAATCTATTCTCCACTAAGTGCAGGACAATTAATTCAAGTAACTAATAACTTGAATGGTACTTGCACACTGACATTTGCTGAACCACACAACTTAACAAAGTATCAGCCTATTGCTATCATCAATTTTGGTGGTGGTTTGAATGGCTATCGCATTGTAAATACAATCGTTGACTTGTATAACGTCACTATAACTTATGCTCTAGATAACTCAATCACACGCTTAACTGGATTGGGTACAGTACTACAGTTTACTAATCAACGTGTAGCACAACCAAGTGATATTTCTAATTTGCCTTTATTAGACTTTGAATTTGTACAGAATAAAGTTTGGGTTGATACTAACACTGACGGTAACTGGGCAGTCTATAAAAAGTCTATCAACTATTTGTACGAGAAAGAATTTACAGAGTCTAGTGCTGTAAGTTATGGTAGTGCGGTAGCTTACACTAATGATTTAGGTTACTTAGTGGGAGATAGTGGTGATGGTAAAGTATATCGTTATCAATACAATGCTGTGTTTAACCGCTATGACCAAATAGAAGTATTGACTGGAGACACTAGTTTCGGTTCAACTATTGCATACTCAGGTGATTTGTTTGCTATTGCAGAACCAACAAGTGGTTCTCCTAAAGTTAAAATCTACACTTTAACTATATCAAATACAGAAAATACACTAGCGTTTGAGTATGACATTGATGCTCCACTAGGTGTAACAATATGGGGTTCTTCAATTGCAATCTCAGGTGATCAAAATTGGATGTACATCTCTGCATACGAACAGAACAGAGTGTATGTCTACAAAAAATCAACCATTACTGGATTGTTCGAAAGTCAGGGATACATCACTGCTTCTGGTATTAGTTCAGGTGATAACTTTGGTTACTCAGTAACAACAAATTACTATGGTGATACTGTATTTGTATCAGCACCTAATAAAGATTACAACACAAATGTAAATGATGCAGGTTATACATATGTGTTTGAACGTTTAGTGCAAAACTTTGAAGCACAGTCAAATAGTCAACCATATATTCCTCAACTATATGCGTTGGCAATTGGTGTGACCGCAACAACAAGAACTGCAACCAACACTTCAGAGCCAGCACATACAAATGAAATCAAAGTTACGGGTGGCTTAACAGGTGTCTCTGTAGACGATGCAGTTGTATTCTCAGGTGCATTATTGTCAGCAGGAGCTATTTCTGCCAACACAGTGTATTACGTTAAATCAATATCAGGATCTCGTTTCACTATAAGTGCGACACGTGGCGGTCCAGAGATTGATTTAGTAACTGATTCAGGTTCAATGACAGTTTCATTCCAAACTGAACCAATCGTTGTAAGTATTAACGGCACAACTATTTCTGACACTGAATATAGCGTTATTGGTTCAACATTGAATCTATATGGCTCTGTAACTGCAGGCGATATTATCAATGTAAGTTCATCTATCTTGGTACAAGAACAAACATTACAATCACAAGATATACCAACTATTGGTGAGAAGTTTGGTTACAGTATTGACACTAACACTTATGGTACAGAACTATTAGTTGGTGCACCGTTCCAAATTAACTCCTTGAATCAAGAGGGTGCTGTATATAGATTCACTGACAGTGGTGGTAGATATGGCGTTATTGCAGGAACTGATGTATGTTCAGTTACTGCCCCAACTACCATCTTTATCAATGGATTTGCTGTAGCAGTATCAGGTAGTGCGGCTTCTGTTGCATCCGCTATTAACTTAGCAAATATTACTAACGTAACTGCTAGTGCAACTGCTGACTACAAATTAATAATTCAGACTATCGACAATAATTTGGCGTTAGCTAATGACAAATTGAATCTTGTCACGTTGTCAAGTTCTGTTATGACACAACTTGGTATTACAAAATACAGTCTTACACAGGTTGTACAAGACCCGCATTCACAAGGACGTACACAGTTTGGTACTGTAGTCAAGTTCAATGAAAGTGGTTCATTTGTTGCTAGCTCACCAGTATCTACACGTTTTGCTGAAACATCTTTCGATATGACAGATGATAGCAACTATAACAATGACACACTGTTTGATAACAATACTACACAGTTTATCGATTCATTTGTTAATGCAGGTGCAGTTTATATGTTTGATTATTTGTCAAACTACAACGAATCGCTAACAAACGTTGGTAAATTCACGTATGCACAATCTGTAAATGATAAGGCAGTTAGTTATGGTAATCAACCATATTACGGTACTGCAATTGATTTCAACAACAACGTTGTGGTTGTGGGTTCACAAAACTTTAAACCCGTAACTGTTAATGGTCAAGTTGTTTCTTTCAAGAACTTAACTGGTAATAGCGATTGGAATTTATATCGCTATTCAACCCCTGTTGTTGATGTTAACGCAATTCAAAATACGCAGTTATACAGCGCATCTACAAATAATACTTTAATCAATCTAGATTACTTTGATCCACTACAAGGTAAATTGTTAGGTGCAGTTAGCGAGAACTTGGATATTGTTTCAGGTGTCGATCCAGCAATGTATGATACTCCTACTACACTTAACGTGGGCAGTGGTATTATGTGGGGTTCAAAGCATATTGGAACTTTGTGGTTTGACACATCAAACACTAAATTTGTAAACTATCATCAAAATGATGCAGTAACTTACAACAGCAAGTGGTGGGGTCGTGTATTCCCTGGTAGTGATGTTGCAGTTTATACATGGATCACCAGCAATGTAGAACCAAGTCTATATGCTGGTCCAGGAACACCATACAGTGTTGATAGCTTCACAGTTGAGTATGTTGTAAACAATACAGGTGCATTAGTTCCAGTTTACTTCTATTGGGTTCGTAATACAAATATTGTATTTGACAAACTAGGAAAAACTCTAAGTGACACAATTTGTGAGGCATATATCACCAGCCCACAAGCGACAGGTATCGCATACATGGCACCTATTGAGTCTAGTGTTTTTGGCTTGTACAATGTTGGATCATATCTAAATGGTACTGATACAACATTCCACATTGGGTTTGCAACTGGTACTAATGATGATGTTTCTCACTCAGTCTATAGTTTGATTCGTTCTAATTATGCTGATGACTTCTTGCCAGGATTGCCTGGTGTAGGAGGCGTTACACGCCCTGAATCACTATACAATCGTATGTTGGAAAGTCTGAGTGGTGTTGACGAATCAGGCGGTGTTGTTCCAGACCCATACTTACCAAAGCCAGTACAGAGTGGTATCTTAGCACGTCCTCGTCAAAGTTTCTTCTACAATCGTTTTAATGCATTGAAGAACTACTTAGAATATGCTAACGAAATCTTATCAGCAATACCGTTTGCTGAGACAAATCAAAGTAACTTCTTGTACACACAAGGTGAAGTAAACCCATCAACAGTTAATAACCCTAACTGGAATGGTCCAGAAGAATTATTCTTCAACACACAAGACTACTGGGAGTTTGTAAACTGGTGGGCTGTCGGTTACAATGACAGCACACGCTCTGCCTTGCTAGTTCAATCATACTATGACTTAGCTACGATTCCTGCTCAAAACGGCTTGATCGTTACAGTAGCTAAGAATGGTGCAGGATTGCAAGAGACATATGTTTACAATGGCGAGACTACAACATGGGATCGTATTGGTTTACAAAACGGTACTATTCAGTTTAAGAGTTCTTTGTGGGATTATGAATCTGCACGTTTAGGTTTTGGCGACAACTTCTTCGACACAACACCATTCGATACATATCCAAGCGAAGAAACAAGATACATTATACGTTCATTGAATGAGCAGTTGCCTAGCGATAACGTCTTGTTTAGAAATAAAGCATTGATATTGTTATTCAACTATATCATGAGTGAGACAATCGAAAGTCAGAACTATATTCCTTGGTTGAACAAGACTAGTTTCATTGATGTTGCTCATACTATTCGTGAATTGTTGCCATTGAAAGTCTTCCAATCAGACAATCAAGATTTCTTATCTGGTTACATGAACGAAGTTAAGCCATATCACGTGGTTATCAAGGACTTCTTGTTCAAGTATACTGGTACTGATGTATGGCAAGGTAACATCACTGACTTTGATTTACCAGCAACATACAATACTAATTTAAAACAGTACATTACTCCTGAGTTAGTGTATTCTAATCCTAGTGGTGATAATCAGTATTTGCCTACAGATCAAATTTGGCAAACTGCTCCGTATTTCGAGTGGTTCCAAAATCATGGATTAAGTATTACAGGCGTGAATGATTATACAATCACCATCTTAACATCTTATTTGAATCTAGCAAGTAAGTTCATTACAGTTGATAATGCTTTTGGTTTCCCGATCAACGGTGTTATTCGAATTGGTGAAGAACAAATTGCATACTCAGGTGTTGATAGAGCATATAGTATGCTTACAGGATTAACACGTGGTGTAAATGGTACTCCAATTACAAATCACTTGCCAGGTGAAGAGATCATTATTGATCTTCCACCGATACTAGTACTTGAAGGTGGTCGCGGTTATGTAGAACCTCCTAAAGTCACTGCATATATCGACACTAGCATTTATCCAGCACCAACACGTGCGGCTATTTTACAGCCAGTGATGAACCTCGACCAAATTCTACGAATTGACGTTGTTGATCCAGGAGAAGGTTATGCAGTACTTCCTGAGATTGTGATTGAGCCTAGCGCAACTATTACATTCCCTTCAACAAGCGTTGATGTAGCAACTTCTACTATTGTTGTACAATCTATTTTTGTACAAACAGGTGACTTGATTCGTTATGTTAATGGTAATGGAACTGTCGCACCTGAAGGGTTACTAGATGGACAATATTACTATCTAGGTGTATTAGAGACTGATCCATCTTATGTTGTTGCGTTGTATACTACATATGCTGATGCGTTGCAAGACAAAAACCGTGTTAAGATATATAGCAGTGGCTCAGGAAATGCAAACCGTTTATTAGTAAGTGCTAGAGCAAGTTGTGTATCTTCTGCGGTGCCAGTACGTGAAAACAATATTACGCTACGTTACGATAGAACTACTTATAACTCTCAAGTTACTGAATGGGCTCCTGGAAACTTCTATGGTTCATTCTATGCAGGTGCATTGAACAATAGCACACAAGTTGCAAGTTCTTCAATAACCTTAGAAAATACACAGCCACCAATCGACAGTATTCTAGCAAGTGCTCAAGGTGCGGCGTTTGAGATTGAAAATGTTCGCAACGAGCAAACATTGACTTGGTCAACGAGAACACGTTCTGTAACTCATACTGAATCTGGAACTAATGTTATCACTATAACACAGTCTGATGGCGGCACACCTGAATCTCCAATTGATAATCCTATACCAATTGGACCAACAACTGGTTTCTATGTTGGTATGCCTGTTAAGTTTGAAGGTCAAGCATTTGCTGGAATCGCTAACTATACTACATACTATGTAAAAGAGATTGTCAGTTTAACAGAAGTTATCCTTGCAACTGATTCTACTTTGACAACAGAGTTGAACTTAACAGCATCAACTGACGCACC